ATTAAAGACGCGAAGGACATCGCTCTTAATAGGCTCGTCGCGATAAGACTCTGCGCTGAATACGCCGCCGTCTGGAGTGTAAGCGAGAGTCCGACCGAAGCCGCCGTTAGCGAAGTCGCCGCCGCCTACTTGACCTACGAAGTAAGTCGAGTCGGACCAGATCTTAGTGCGAGCTGCTGCCTTACCCTTAGCCGCGCTGTTATAGCGAGTAGGGCAAAGGATGATTTGATTAACGCCGAGAGCGTCGAGGATGACCTGGCGATTGGTGTATTGACCATTTCCGTTAAAGATCCCGCGAACGTCTACAGTGTTAATCATCTCGTTAAAGAGAGAAGTCTCGATGATAAGAGCGAGGCTATCATAGAAGCCGTTTCCGTTGAGACGCTCAACTGCGTTCTGGATCGAGCTGATTGGCTTAGCTGCGTCTGCGTCAGACATCGCGCCGCCTGTTTGAGCAGTCGCGTTAAACGCTGCGCCATTGATAGCTGCTGCGACGCGAAGCTCATGACCTACCATGATATCGCGCTGAAGCTTCTGAGCGATAGCTGCTGCCGAATCGGATACGCCGTCGTCGCTTGCTTTAGTAACGTCTTCGTCTGGGAGCAGACCTTCCAGAGCGTATTGCTGGCAGGAGTAATCTTGCTGACCGTAAGCGAAGTCGCGACGAGCGAATGCAGAACCAGCAGCGCGAGCTACCGATGCGTTAAGATCGAACTGGTCGTCGCCGAATACAGGATACTGACCTGTCTTAGTCGCGACATCGCGAACAGGAAGGATCTGAGTTCCGACGAATTTGTTCTCGCCGATCTTGTTAAGTGCCTCTGAGAGGACAGGATTGAATGTAGCTGAAGTATATAAGCTCATGATTATTTAATTCTAATTGATTATGATTGATTAGGAATGAATTGGAGTGACTTCGATGACGTCGCCGTCCGCAGTCGCTGCTGTTAGAGTAATGCCGATCTTATCACCGCTAGAGCCAGATGCGCTCAACTTGCCAGCAGCATCGCCGTAGACGATGTCACCGATAGATAGAGCTTCTGCTGCTGTGCCGTAGCTTGTGCCGCCGCCATGCGTTAGAGAGATAGTAGCTGCCTCGCCAGAAGTGACGGGAGCGATGGTGAATCCGACTTTAGGCTCTGCTGCTGTAGCAGTAGCTTTAATGACGGTTCCGTCTGATTCGACTTTTACGAGCAGATAGGCATCGAGTGCTTCACCTGCTACGAAAGTGCGGGTATTGTTTTGAACAGTAGTTGCTGACATAATGATTTTAGTTTAGATTAGTTAGGGTATGCGATAACTTCGATAACGTCGCCATCTGCAGTTGCTGCAGAAACAGCGAGTCCGATTCGTTGCGCACCGACTCCAGTAGCGGAGACTTTACCTCCAGCCGCAGAGTAAATGACTGCGCCGATAGCGACTGCTCCGTCTGCGATTGCGTAGCTAGTGCCACCGCCAACGACGAGAGAGATAGAAGCTGCTTCGCCAGAAGCGGCGGGAGCGACAGTGTAGCCGATTTGAGTGCTGACGCTAGTTTCCGAAGCTTTAGTTACTGAGCCGTCAGACTCAATATCGACAAGCATATAGGCATCTAGTGCCTCGCCTGCTACGAAAGTGCGGGTATTGTTTTGAACAGTAGTTGCTGACATGATAATTTTAATTTAGTGATTAGAGCTTGAAGATTTCTGGGCGATCTTTGCCGAGGCGAAGAGTCGCTGCGAACTCTGAGATATTGTTTTCTTTTGCGAACTCGGAGATAACTTTAGCTCGGCTAGATTTGCCAGGCTCGTAGACTTCGTCTCCTGCAGGAGCATCGACTAGATCAGAGCCTTCGATTAGCTTCTGAAGTGTTGCGATCTTCGAGGACATCTCAGAAAGTTTAGCCTGCATCTCCTCCTCTTTCGTTTCTAGCTCTTCGCCTTTCTCGGATAGATCTTCGTCTTTCTCTTCGAGCTTCGACTTTAATTCCTCGATCTCTTCGAGCTTAGAGGCGATGTCTTTTTCGAGTTCTTCGATCTGCTCCTCCATAGGACGAGCGTCTGGTAAAGTTTTGCTGTCGCGCAGCTCGTCCTCTTCGGAGTCCTCTTCGGCTTCCTCTTCGGATTCTTCGACGACCTCTTCCTCGGAGTCTTCGACGACTTCCTCTTCGGAGTCTTCGACGACTTCCTCTTCTTCTTCTACGAGAGAGTCTTCTTCTTTTTCTTTTCCTTCTTCCAGGGAGAGTCGCAGCTCTTCTACTAGAGCCTCGGTATCGATTACGCTTAGAGCGAGAGATTTATTCTGCTCCTCTAAGTCTTTATTAAGTTCTATGAGTTCTGCTTTAGTCATCTTATTAGTGGGTTTAGTGTCAATTTTAGAAAATAGTCCGCGATCATTTGCGGCTGGAGTATCTACAAAGTCTGCGCTCGAGACCTCCTCTACGCGAATAGATGGATAATCGAATAGAGCGTCGTCTGGTTTCTCTGCTGTTTCTACGTCTCCGCTCTCGGTCGCCCAGGCTGCGTTAGCGGAGAACACGATCGAGAGACCGAATCTCTCTGGCATCTTCTCGGCTAGTTCGAATAAGCGATTATACTTCCTGGCGTCGTCCTCCATGAAGGATTCGAAAGCCTGGAAGTCTCCCAGGAGGCGATCGCCTTCGATGCGAAAGTTATCGAACAAACCGATCTCGCGAGTCAGTCGATCCTCGAAGATCGCTCCCTGGTGTGTAATGTAAGCAGGCAGGCGAACTCCATCCAGCTCGTCTTCGATCATCTCGAGAGACTTACTGTCTACATATAGACCATGCCCTAGAGCTGGACCAGCAGAGATCAGAGCGACAGAGGACATGGTCCCTTGCTCCTTATTAACCTGGGTATCGCTAAGAGCTGCTGCTCCAAATGCAAATTGTTTCGACATACTGTTCTGCTCCTTGTCAATTTGTTTGAGTTTTGAGGACGCCCAATTAACTCCAGCAGAGCCTCCCCAGGCGTCCCACATTAGACCTCCGCAGCCTTCCGAGTAGGGAACGTCCTTGCTCTTTTGATGTCGCTTAAATGACGCCATGCGAGCGATCGTATCGCGGCTGATCTTCTCGCGCTTCGCTAATTGATTAGCTCTCGCCCATCCGACGGGAGTCCCGCATTTGTTATCGGGATTCTCGTCCTTATATTTTAAAGCTCTCTTCGCGTTATTAGACGCTGCCTCTGGGTAGTCGTTATAGCTCTTATCCATTGGCTATCTTTCTCGCCTGCTCTTCTGATAATCCGAAGATCGAGGTAAGCATAGTAACTACCTGCTCTACGTCGATCAGTCCTTCTCCTAGGCTCTTTAGGAGATCGCCTATGGCTTGGACTCCTCCGACTCCGATCTTAGTTATGAGAGGCTCTACGACGACCTCGCTCTCCTCTGCTCCTTCTCTCTGTGACTTAAACTGCTCCTGCGTGGTAAGCTCTGAGAAGTTCGCGCTCGCGCTTGTATTGTAGAAATTTACTAGATCATACCAGGATCCCAGGTTATTCTCCTTAGCGATCTTCTTAGCCTGGACGATGTTCTGTGCCTTCCGAGTCATTACCTCCTCCGCAGTATAGCCGAAGGGAGCAGTAATGTCATCGAGAGACATCGCTCCCGCTCGGAAGTATTCCATGTCCGCTTTAACCTGTGCAGACTTATTGATCCAGCGAAAGGCTGGACGCTGCCATCGGACACCAAAGGGATTAGCTGCAGCCGAGACATTTATATTACCTGCTGCGATTTGCTGAGATAACCAGCGACGATAGAGCCTACTCATGACTCGGATTAGATCCGACTGATAGCTCTCGACTGTCTGCTGGTATTGAAGAACGACTCCCTGGCTAGCAGAGAAGGAGCTTCCTCCGATCTCCATTAACAGGAACTCGAGCGGGATTCCTACTGCGCTCCCTACTTTACGCAGGAGATAGCTTACCCACTGGATCCCGTCTACGTTCGGACGACCGTTCGCTCCGATAACGCTAATGTCCTCTCCTGGTTCTAGGTAGTGAAAACGCCCAGGCTGGAACTCCTCTAGATTACCTAGAGCGTCCTGCTCGCCGCCATCCATCCGATTCTGCAGTTCGAACTCGTAAGAGTTCTCTCGCTTTACTGCGACCGCTAGAGACGCGCTTACCTTAGCCGCCATCATTTCGACTCGATCGTATTCGTCGCAGTCCTGCAGAGTGTTAATAACAGGAGCCAGTTCTGGGACGCCTCGATACTGAGTCGGTCTGACTCTGCGCAGGAATGGAATAAAGTCTCGAGCTGGGATTAGCTGGATGTCTCTTAGGGTTCCAGATACGCGATTACCTACAGAGTAAGAGACAGGCTTTCCGATCCTATCGATCTCTACTCCGTTCTGGAAGCTCGACTCCTCGTTAGATGTAACGGAGCCGCCAGGGTTCCCTATCCTGGAGCCGTCAATAAATTGAACCTGGTCCTTACCTACGATCAGACCGCAGTCTCCGTAGAACAGCAGCGAGTCGATCATCTGCTGCTGCATCTCGCGCATATCCATAGTCCCTGTCGCCTCTGGAGACTCTGCGAACTTGGTCCAGGCTTCCAGGATGCTAGAGTCTGTCTCGTCGTCTCCAGTCGCAGGCTGCGGGATTACTCCTCTGCCTACGATGTCTGCCTTGCGCAGCCTGGATAAAGAAGCGACCACAGGGTTATTTCTACGGAACTCCAGGCAGGTCGAGATCAGTCGATCTCGATCGTATTGATTAAGCTCGACCTCCTCAGATCGGATGGGAGTATTCCCCCTGGTTGCTCTGTATCGAGTATTACTGACAGCGTCATAGCCTTGGAAGGCTCGGACGAATTGCTTAATCGCGAAGGATACTCTGCTCGGTTTTTTAGTTTTATTAGCCATTAAAATTACGGATCGATATTCTGTTCTGTCCTCTAGCTCCTAGGGTTCGGTCCTTAAGCGCGATCAGTCTGTCGAGCTTTTCGACCTGGTCGATTAAGCTGCCTACGTCAGCCAGGGAGAAAGTCTGGTCTCCTATGCTGTAGGATGTGATCCCGTCCTCCGCTAGTTTATTTATAGCGATAAGCATCTTGTCGCGAATCGCGATAAGCTGCGCTGTAGTAGTAGTAGCTGCCATTAAAGAGAGACTCGCTGTCAATATGCAGACACAAAAAAGCCTCCCTGCTTTCGCAGGGAGGCTTCGAGTTTTAGATTTAAAATTCAGTTCGGATTGAGTAACCTGCCATTCGGCTTTGATAAATTATTTTAGTGATGCAGAAATCGGCAGCGCAGAGAGATTCAATTGATTCGCTTTTGCTGAGTTGCATCGTGCGACATTTTTCAAGTTTAAGAAAAAGCTCTTTCCAAGTGCATTCGCATTTTACTAGATTAAGCTGATCGAGGATGCCTTCGCAGTAGCTGCGGATCTGTGTGTTTGTGTTTTTTGTTAATCTCATGATCTAAAGAATGCAGACTCGATTGATGTCGTCAATGCCTATTTTCACTATTTATTAACTTTTTTTTAGACGCGAAAAAGCCTGCTCAGACACGACTCCGAGCAGGCTTAACCTATCTAACACTTACACGTTTACTACTTAGAGACCGTAGGTCTCTTAAAGAATGCGAACTTTGAGTCGTCGTTCGACTTGCTGAAGGTTGCTTTAAAGCGAACGACGTCTCCGACTTGTGCCTCGCCTAGCTTGCTCGGAACTGATCCCCAGCAGCGTCGTCCGTCTGCGAGTTCGACGATCATCTTATAGGATCCTCCGAAGTCGTTGTCTTTCCATTTGAGGGAAAGGATGCTCCCTTCGACTTCGAAGCGACCGTCCTCCCAGTCTGCAGCGTCTACGAGCTTCGCTTCGCGCTCTGCTGCGAGAGCCTTCTTCTCGTCTGCCTGGCGAACTAACTTGCGAGCGAACGCGATCTGGCGACGAGAGAGGGAGAAGTATTTCGCGAGCTTGTTAAGCATATCCTCCAGGATCGCGCTCTTCTCTGCGTTCTGCTGCAGGAACTCTCCGACGATACGCCATCTCCAGCTCGCCTTCATGATTCCGCGAAGCAGTCCCTGCTGGATGCGATTCTCGCGATGAGCCTTTTGGATCTCGTCCGCAGTCGAGAAGGCGAGGCGATTAACGCAGATGTTACCGATTACGATTAGCTCGCCGCTAGTGTGGCGATAGAGAGATCCGCTCGAGAGACGCGATCCGCAGTGAGTGCAGTGATCGCAGTCGTATCCGTTCGACTCGAGTTCGTCGTTATAGCCTGCGTCGATAGGATCGTGAGCCTCGCCGTAGCTGCCGCTCTGAGGATCCATAACTTCGTTCTGGCGATGATCGAACTGATCGACGTAAGTGTAGGCTGAAGGCTCGAAGCCTCCTGCCAGGCGATGCTTTTTAATTTTAGAAGTAGTAGTCATGTCGTGTAGTTTTGAAGATTAAAGTTAGAGTGTAGGATGCTCTGCCCCGT